AATGGACGTGCTGGTGGACATCCCTGACGGCACCGACGTGGACGGCGCGGTCGTCGAGCTGGGTACCGTCGACGGGCACCTAGTGGCCGACGTGCGCATCCCTGCCCGGCAGGACTGACCATGCGCCCCTGGCTGATGTACCTGATCGCCGCCCTGGTGATCCTGGTGATCCTGATCCTGGTGGCCGAGCACGTCACCTTCCACGTCCACTAACGTGATGGCTATGGGTGAATGCGGCACCACCCTCTCGTATGAGCTTGCGGGCGCTGTGCCATGCACGTTCAGGTGCATGCTGCAGCCTGGGCACGAGGATGTTCACTATTGCCTGACCGTCCAGGGCGGCGTCGCATGGCCCACTCCCGCGTACCGTCCTGTGGCGCAAGACCAGTGCGTGACCGCTGGCTGGCCGCCGTCCTCGCCGCCCTGTTCCTCGCCCTCGGCATCACCCTGTGGCTGAAAGGCTGACACCAAGATGACCGCTCAGGCACAGAACAGCCGGGGTGAGTGGGTGCCATCCATCCCACTCCCACTGTTCACGTGGCCGCACCGGCACCGCTGCGAGTGCGGGCAGGCGTTCTGGACACTGCCGGGTTACCGGGGCCACTACGCGGTCGCGCACATTCTCGGAATGCCCTGTGGCTGAAAGGCTGACCGTGGCCAGCCTCGCCGGGCACTTCATGCGCCGCCCCGTCCGCGCCAACCCGGGCACCGGGTGGGCCGTGTCCTGCTCCTGCGGGTGGGCGCGCATCGTCCCCGGGAACAAGCTCCGCGCCCGGAACGCGTGGCTCGCCCATACGGAAACCGATGCCCGCGCGTAAGCGCCCGTGGTATGAGCGCAGGCGCAAGCCACGGCAGCGTGTGCAGGGCAGCGCCACCGCACGCGGGTACGGGCCCACGCACCAGAAACTGGCCGCGCTCCTGCTCGCCGCATGGCGGCCGGGCGACTCGTGCACCAGGTGCGGGCAGCCCATGTGGGAGCGGTGGACGTTAACGCGCAGCGGCAGGCGGGTGTCAGCCATCCACCTCGGCCACACTGACGATCGCACCGCGTACCGGGGGCTTGAGCACGCTGCCTGCAACCTGTCCGATGGTGCCACCAGGGGCAACAAGCAGCGCCAGCCGCAGCGCAGGCGCCCATCACGCGCATGGTGACAGGAGATCGCAGGGTGCAGTGCCCTGCCTCGCATCTGGGCGTGTAGCAGTAGCAGGTATGCACCTGTCACACGCACGCGCATGGTGAGCATGCACGTGTAAGCAATTGCTAAGCATCACTAGCAGTCACTCGGAGTGCCACCGCCCACCACCACCCAGTGGCAGTCACGGCGTGTGACTGCCACTGAGGCTCCAACGGGCAGCCAAGGGACTCCTGGAGTCCCTGAATGGTGAGATAGGGCGTTTACGCAGGTCAGAGGGTCGGTTTCTTTGACCATGATCCACTGGGGACGCCGCCCTCTTGAGGTCCCCCCCCACGGTCCACGCGCGAGACCCAGCCCAAAACGGTCACGCTGAGTTAACGAGGTGGCATGGCGACGCAGCGTAACCCGGTGACGCTGGCGGTGCGCCGTGACCTGCGCAGGCTCCCGCCCGCTGACCGCACATCCACCCTGGCCGCGTCGGCGCTGGCCCTGGCGGCGTTGCTGGACGCCGCGGCGGCCGATGGCGAGGTGGCGTCGGATAAGCGGCTGGGTGCGTCGGCGCAGGCGGCCCGTGAGTTGCGGGCGACGATGACCGAGCTGCTGAAGGCGGCACCGAAGGCGAGGAGCGGGATCGATGACCTCCGTGCCCGCCGTGCTAAGCGTGCCGCTGGGTAACCAGCGGCCCCGGCTGGAGTCGCTGCCGCCGGCGGATGACTGGTCGCAGGGTGAGGACGCGGTCGAGCTGGCCCGTCAGGCTGGCCTGGTCCTGGATGACTGGCAGCAGTACGTGCTGCTGAACGCGCTGGCCATGTGCGGGAGCCGGTGGGCGGCGTTCGAGGTGTGCCTGATCGTCAGCAGGCAGAACGGCAAGGGCAGCGTCATTGAGGCGCTGGAACTGGCCGCGTTGTTCCTGTTCGACGACGTGCGGCTGATCTTGCACAGCGCCCACAAGTTCGATACGGCTGCGGATGCTTTCCGGCGGATTCTGGGGCTTATCGAGCAGTCCCCGGACTTTTCGCGGGAAGTGGCGAAGGTGATCCGGTCGCACGGGTCGGAGTCGATTGAGCTGCGGAACGGGAAGCGGCTGCGGTTCATCGCCCGGTCGGCGGGTGCGGGCCGGGGGTTCGCCGCCGATTTGGTGATCCTGGATGAGGCGTTCAACATCAGCGAGGATGCGATGGCGTCGATGCTGCCGACCTTGAGCACGAGGCCGAACCCGCAGGTGTGGTACACGTCCACCGCTGGCGGCCCCACGAGCGTCCAGTTGGGCCGGGTGCGCGGGCGTGGCCTGGTGGGCGGTGACCCGTCGCTGGCGTTCTTCGAGTGGTCGGTGGACGCCGACGCCTACGACCCGGCAGATCCGCGGGACTGGGCGCTGGGGAACCCGGGGATGGGTGTGCGGATCTCCCCGGAGTACATCGCTTTGGAGCGGGCGTCGCTGACTGCGGAGGCGTTTGCGACGGAGCGGCTGGGTGTGGGTTTGTACCCGACGGATCTGGCGGACGCGTGGCTGGTGGTGCCCAAGGACGTGTGGGGTGGGCTGGCGGATCCGGGGTCGATGGTGCGTGACCCGGTGGCTTTGGGTGTGGAGATGACTTTGGTGGCGCCGCGGAAGCAGCCGTGGGTGAGCATTGCGGCGGCGGGGCAGCGGGCGGATGGCCGGTTTGGTGTGGAAGTGGTGGACCGGCGCCTGGGGTCGGACTGGGTGGCGTCCCGCCTGGTGGCCTTGCGCAAGAAGCACAAGCCGTGCGCGGTGATCGTGGACCCGGCGGGGCATGCGGGCGCGCTGATTGAGGGCCTGGTGCAGGCGGGTGTGGATGTGGCGGAGTCGTTCGCGGCCCGGGATGCGGCGCAGGCGTTCGGCCACTTCCGGGACCTGGTGACGACGGGCCGGCTGCGGCACCGCGGCGACGACCGCCTGGACCGGTCCCTGGCTGGCGCGACTACCCGGCCGCTGGCGGATGCGGAGGCGTGGGATCGGCGTGACCCGCGGGTGGATCTGGGGCCGGTGGTGGCGGCGTCTTTGGCGTGCTGGGGGTTTCGCAGGTTCGGGCTCGGCAGGGTAGCTCCCTACGACGTTTTGAGGAGTGTGGGATGACGACGACTCTGGCCGAGCGCATCCCCCTCGATGAGATTGATGCCCGCGCGCGTGAGGTCCGCCCCGGCCGCACCGTCCTGACTCTCATCGCCGGTGCCCTGTTCGGCGCCGGCTGGGTGGCCGCGAAGGCGTTCGCCGTGGCGTGGCTGGCCCTGACGTGGTCGTGGGCGGCGGTGGGCGTCGGGTGGCAGGCCGGGCATGGGCCGTCGCGGGCGCAGCAGCGCGCGGGGCTGGAAGCTGAGATCCTGCGGCTGCGGGCCGAACTGTCCCGGTTCAGCGGGTAACCGGTGGGTGTCCTTGACCGGGTGAACGCGGCGCACGCCGAACTCCGGTCCACCGAACTGCGCGCGGTCGGCGGGGTGCCCTGGAGGCCCTGGGACGACAGTTCGTGGCGCTTTGACGTGGGTGGCCCGGCGCACCCCACCCGTCAGGCGGGCATGGGCGGCGTGGACGGGGCGCTCAGGCTGGGCGCGGTGTACGCGTGTGTGCGGTTCCTCGCTGAGGGTGTGGCGAAGCTGCCGTTGCAGCAGTTCCGTGACCTGGGCGACCGGACGGTGCGGATGCCGCCCGGCCAGTTGCTGTCGAAGCCGTCGGCGTTTTTGCGGACCTTTGACTGGCTGTACCAGTACGTCGCGAGCGCCGCCCTGCATGGGAACGCGTGGGGGCTGATCACTGGCCGCGACGGTTACGGGTTCCCGACGTCGATCGAGTGGCTGCCCGATGAGGCGATGGACGTGGAGGACGCCTCCCCGTGGAACCCGGCGCGGGCGAAGTTCTTCTTCTACGGCAAGCCGGTGGACCGCGCCCAGCTGGTGCACATCCCGGCGTTCACCGTCCCGGGGCGCACCAAGGGCATCTCCCCGTTGCGGGCGTTCCAGTTGCTGATCCAGTCGGGGCAGGATGCGCAGGCGTACGGGGCGGACTGGTTCAAGGGCGGCGGGTTCCCCCCGGGGACGTTCCAGAACACCGAGTACGAGGTGGACGA